TCTTGTCACCTTGAATAATGGTCAAATGATTGAAGCTGTAAGATCAGAAGAACAATTTAAACGCATAAATGAAGATGGTAGTCTTTCTACTATTGATCCTTCTACAATCTTGACAGCAAAAGATGCTCGTATTGCAGATTCTTCTAAAAGTAACAGTGGGGAACAAGTATTTCAGCCACATACAATTTTGTCTAGTTTTGCAGTAAAAGCAGTTGATTCTGCTGAACAATTTGAGTTAGAAAAGAAACTAGCAGGAATGAAAAATCCTCAAGCTGGTATAAAGATTCATGCAGTAAAATTAAGTGATGTTGCTGACAGACGTGTTCAACGTATTCAGGAAGTAGCTAATGAAGATGCTAAATATTCTGGATTAAAGAATAGACAACATGAGACATTTGAGAATGCTACACAAACTGCAGCATTAATGGCATCACCAACTAAAAAGATTATGACTGTTTCACGACCTAAAGCTAGTGAACAACAGTTTGTTCTTGTTGGTGAAATTATTGGTTCAGGAGAGAAATTCTATATTTACAGTAGTGATAATTTTGTATTTGTAAATAGTGATAATAGTACAGAACGTGTTGATTTTGCAAAACCTGAACATCAAGAGTTAGTAAAATCCTTAGCTGTAAAATACAGTAAAGAGGGAAATGTATCTCTTAGTGATTCTGATGTTGCTAAACTTGCTGAATCAAGCAAATTGTATCAAGATTTCAAATCTAAATTGTCAGAACAATTGACATCTCAATTTGAAACTGGAGTTAATTCTGTAGATGTTACTGCAGAATTTTTTAATAACTATGATGCATCAGGTAAAAGATCAAACGTTAGATCAAATAAAAGACTTAAGGATGCAATTGAAAGCAATCCTTCTTTAGTAAAGAAACTTGAAGTTGTTACAGTTATCAATGGTACTGAAATTGTAAAAACAGAAACCATTGATGTACCCTTTATTTATAATAAGACAGGAGCTGATACTTATGAGTTACGTTCTATTTTGAATTCTAATCAACGCATTCTAGATGATAAGGGTGTTCAGTATACTCAAGAATCTTATGCTGAAAAAGTATTAGGAGTATATGGAGATAAAGTTCTTGGTTCAATTGTGAAACCAGAACATAAAAACCAAAACAATATCATACTTTCTTTTAAGGAAAATGGTAAGATCAGTTATATGACTGTCAATCCAATGTCTCAAATGGAAAGTAAAATTGAGTTTGCAAAATTCATTTTAAATGTTGCAGATACTCTTGCAAATAACAAAGGATTACTTTCACAAAATAAGTTTGCAAAAGAAAACTATACATTTAAACCTTTCAATAGTAGTAAAAACTTTGAGGGTCAAAATAGAAAACAAGCGCCATTCTATTTAAACTTTGCTTTATCTAAAGATGGAAAGTTACAAGTTGAGATTAGACCAACAAATAACGTTGCAGCAAACAACTACAAATTTATTAATGCTTCTGAGAATAAGGGTCAATTCAACTTTCCTATTCCTACAAATATTATTGACAATCTTGCAAAGGCTTTTAGAGGTGATGGACCATTGATTAAAGAAGTTGTTAAAAGCTATCCTTCACTTGCTTCATTGGATTTAAAGAATAACAAAGACCTTGAAAAGTTTTTAGATGCTATTGAAACACTAAGTCAATCTGAAACAGCATTACCAATTATTGGTAAACTGGCAAATACAATTGAAGAAAGTCAAAAAGCATTTGCTGAAATGTTAATTGCAAATGTTACAGATAAATTAGAGTCAAGAACTTCTATGTTTCCTGACTTTATGGAAAACTTAAAAAATGACTTTACATTCAATGGTGTTTTCAGACCTGAGTTTTTAGTTGCTGACTTATCAAATGGTTTAATGGTTCCAAGAGTTGAATCTTCTAAAAAAGAAGATAGAGCTGCTTTTTATAAAAATACTTTCAATATGAAAGTTGTAGAGGCAGACTATAAACGTTTTACCATTGTACCTAAATCATCAACAACTACAATTGTTCAAGATCAAGTATTAGCACCAATTACTGTTGCTGAAAAAATTCATGAACAAGGAGAATTAAACAGTACAGACAAAAATGAAACTGATCTTCCTGATATTGAGGTATTCTCATTAGTAGAAGATTTACAAGTTAAAGTTGAATCTGACGAACAAAGACTTTCTTCAGTAGAATGGCTTAAACAAAGTTTACCTCAGTTTGGTATTGATACAGAATCTTTATCAGATCTTATTGCATTATCACAATTAGATGGTACTGTATTGGGTGCTTTTAAAGATAAAGTAATTTACTTAAATAATGCGTTGAAAGGTGAGGGTGTTGTATATCACGAAGCTTTTCATGGTGTGTTTAGACATTTACTATCAGCAACAGAAAGAAAAAATCTTATTGATGCTGTTACATCAAACAAAAAACATAGTGCTCAGTTTACTGAAGCAGCTTTAAAAGAGTTTGCACGTCAACGTAATTATTCATTTACACTTGATGTGTTAAAGCAGCTTAAGGCTGAAGAAATATTAGCAGATGGTTTTCAAAACTATATGCTTAAGAACACAAAACCAAAAGGAATTATTGGACAGTTAATGGCATTGCTTAAAAAGTTAATTGCAATGTTCTCAGAAAAAGGTTCTTATATTGATTCTGTTTATGGTAAAATCAAAACTGGTCAATATAGAAATGAAGTTATCTCTTCAGGTATTATGGAGGGACAAACTGCATATAGTTTAATTCCTGGAATTAGACAAGTATCTAAAACCACTACTGGAATTATTGGTGAATCTACAAGTACTCTTAGCAGATCAGAACAAGATCAAATTGTAAATATGCTTGCTGGATTTATTATTGAAGATGGAGTAAAAGGTGAAAGTTTTTCTGATAAGTATGATCGTGTTGCAAAAGCTGTATTAGATGGTGTTTACAATATGGATGTTCTTTTAGCTAAGAACGCAGATCTTATTGCAAAAAATCCATCTCTTAAAGAAGAGATTATTAAAACAATTGGTCCTGTTTATTCTAACTATAGATTTATGCTTGGTGCAAGAATGAACGGTGAACAATTGTATGACATCAACTCAACAGATGATGCTTCTTACAATGAAAGATTTAGCAAAAAGAATGTAATTGCAGAACAAGATAACAGTCTTGGTCAAGTTTCATATGAGATGCTAAAGGAAATGGTCAAAGACCATGTTAATAATGTTAACGCTATTCTTGATGGAAGTGAAAAGTCTGCAGATAAAGAAATTCTTGAAAAAGAAATATCAGGTAAGAATGAAAATATCATATCTGATGATGATGCTGAATTAGATGCTGAAACATCTGAATCAGCTGATTTTGATTCTTCATTCAATGAAGTTAATGCTCTTGAGTCTTTGCCTAGACAAATTAGAAAATTCTTGACCATTGTTAAATATGATCAAGTACACCCTCAGTTAGGTATTAAAGTTCCTAGAATGATTGCAGGAGAACAAATATTTAGTTCTCTTTTACAAATTACGGCAGACATTGATCCTAAGAATATTGTATCTCATATCAATACTACTGCAGACCAACTTATAGAAGACGGTTATACTGAATTTGGTGAGCAAATTAAAGCTGTATACAATAAGCTTAGAGATTATACCAAAATGGTAGATGACAATGTTCCTACAACAAATAAGCAATTGTACAACATGATTGTTGATGTATTGCAAAAAACTGCTGTAGACTATGTGATGATATCACCTAAAACTGCAATTGAAACTATTGATCCAGAAAGTGGTGAAACAAGTTTTAGTACTGTAGGTTTTACAATTGTAGATAAAGTATTTGCTCAGGATATTGATAATAAGAAAAAAGACTTTTTAACTTCTGTAATTAAAAAATATAAGGAGAATAAAAACAATCCAGAATATATTGAGAATGCTAAAAAGTTATTGAAGTTGTCAAAAACTTTAACAGGTAACTTTATTTTAAATGATGTTTCTGCTCAAAATGCTCAACTAGAAAATCTTACAAATGATTTAACTGCAGCATTTAAAGAAATTGGCTTGAACTTTCCAAAGTCTTTGATCAGAATGTCAATTATGGCAATTGATCAAATTGACAACAAGGTTGCTTTGAATGTTACTGGTGTGGCAAAATCTCACTATGATGCACACTCTAGATTTATTGCAGAAAAAAAATACTTAGAAAGAGATTTCTTTGTAAGTGTTAATCAAATTTTTGACAATGTAATTCAAGGTGTTTCAACAAATGACTTTGCTATCATGTTAGATAATGCTAACAGTAATGATAAAACAGTCAATCGTTTTAATACAATCTTAAAGAAAGCATCTGAGTACATTGTAAAATATGATCCAAGCAATATTCTGCCTACAATTAGAAATGCAGAAGGCAAACCTATTTATAGATATGTAAGCAATACCCCTGTAACATTATTGTTTCAATCAATACGTTCAAAAGGATTGCTTGCTACTTTAGAAGATGATCCTTTCTATGCGGAATTCCTAAAAGATTATTTCTTTGATAACGCAGCATTGACAGATTTACTCAATGGAAAAGATACAGATATGTCTAGAAAGGTTAAACTTTTAATGGACAATTTCAATGTTGCTTTATTTGGTGGAGTATCACAATCTGTTGGCCAAAAAACAAAAGACGGTAAGAGTTTTAAAAATATTGATAAGAGATCTTTGTATATTACAAATTATCTTGCATTCTTAAAAAGAACTACTTATTCTAGTTTTAAACAAGAGGTTGCGGAAGATGGTTCAGTAAAAGATGTAGTTACAAAAATTCAAACATATCAACGTTCTTTTTCTCAGTTAGAAGCATCACAGACAAATTATCTTGTAACAGGTATGTATAGTCCTTTTGCAAATAGTAAAGGATTGGTTCTTGATTCTAACAAACGTTTAAAAATTGTTGGTACACTTGAAAGTGTTGTTAAACAAGAATATAATCGTATTGCAAGAGAATGGGCTAGAGCAGAACAAAACAAAAAAGATTTTGATTCTGGCAAACAAGCTCCTATCATAAATGCATACAATGGTGTTCTCAATAAAGAAGATCAATCAAAAGCAATCACTAATGATTCTAAACTAAGAGCATATAAGTTCAATAAGCTTGCTGATTTCTTTGCTGCCAATTCTGAAATTGAAAGTAATGATGATGCTAACGGTTTGGCAGATTTTGCAAAACAAGGATTATCATATGAAGAATTAGATACTGATATAAAAAATGCTTTACTGGATAGACTTAACATTTATGCACAAGAGCAATTGAACAAACATATTGCAATTCTTGAAGAATTAAAAATTGTAAATAAACAACAGGCTACTGCATTTGCAAACAAAAAAGGAGCTGTTGTTAATTACTATAATTCTGCATTCTTACCTTCTAAGGTTATTGTAGACAATGTTGTTGATTCTGATATATCAGAAGTTTACAAAAAAGCTTCAGACGTTTACAATGAGCGCAATGAAAAAATTACAAGTTCAAACCTTGAAGGATTAATTGCTGATTTTTACTTTAACAACTGGATGAACTCTTTATATTTCAATGAAATCATTGATGGTGACATTGCAATGAATGTTAAAGATTCAACAGACTACTTTAAGCGTAATAAAAAATTATTGGCTGGTGGTAGTAACATGAAAGAAGGTTATCATAGAGTAGCTTTCTTAAATACTATACAAGGATTTATCAGTGATAAATATCCTGAGAATGGACCATACTACTCAAAAGAAGAAATTATTAATGACTTTTCTATTTCACAAGAAGTAAAAGAATCATTGCTTTCTGACTTTGGAAGCTCTATGTATGATATTTTTGATGGCCAAAGTATTTCTTCTCTCATGCATCAAATTGATATGCATGAGTCAATGGGTAGATTGAGTCCTGAAATATTACATTCTTTAATTGCAAAACATTATCGTGAGTTATCTGAAGCAGAGATTCGCGCAATGGAAGCAGGTAAAGTAGTAAACAACCCTAAAAAGACAATTACTGCATCAAGAAACAGTTATCACAAACAATCTGAAAACTATATTGACAGATTGGATGTAAGTATTCTTGTACCAAAAACTGGGCAAACATTAAAACAAGCTCAGGAAACACTTCATGGTTTATACATGAATGTTTATTCATTGCGTTCACAAAGACAAGATGCTGTTTTAGCAAGTGAATTTGGTGAGGTTGATACAATTGATACTGAAATCAAAAGAAACATTGAAGACATCCATGAATATTTCAAACCTTTGCCTCACCGTAAAGCTTTGCATGATATTCTAAACTCAATGGAGTTTCATCAAATTGATCAACTTATGGATACCACGGCATCTAAAAATGCTACAAGACTTCCTGTTGATTACTTTACTGAAGCTAAGAAACTTGAAAATAGTGAAGGTTATCTTAATCTAGCATTATCTGCTATGGATATAGATAACAAATACAAGTTCTTACAAGTTGAAACTTCTGGTGTTAAAGATAAAGCTAAGTTTTCTGTACAAAGCAAAGCGCTTATTGCAGCTGACTTGCAAAACTTAGATGCTATTATTCGCGCAAAAGGTGTTGACTTATCAGCATCTGAACAACAATCACTTTCAAAAATTGCAGCAATATTAGTTGACTATCAATCTTCATTAAAACAAATTGGTCAATCAAATCTTGCTACATTAAAAACTATCTTGAGAAAAGATGGTGACTTTGAAGTGGGTAAAATATTTGAAATTATACGTACAAGTTTAGAAGAACAAGGCGCTCCAACATCAAGTTTGAAACTATTTGATCTTGATGCTTCTGGGAAACCAGTTCATAGTGCAAACCTTCCTGGTATACGCAATATGCTTGAGTACTACTTCTTCTCTCAATATTCTAAGAATGTTACTGATGAAAAAGGTTCAGGATTTAAAAATATACACATTTCATCATTTGGTTATAATGTACTTGAAGATGAGAATGGTGATGTTATCACAACAGAACAATATCGTAAGAATCCTTCAGCTTATGGGATTGTAAAATCAAGACCATTAGGTGTAACTGTAGAAGAAAAGAATGGTGTCAAAACTTATTTTGTTGAAGCCATCATGCCTAAACCTTTGTTTAAAAACAAACAGCATGAAAAATTCTATATGGACAACCTTACTAAAATGTTTGGTGTACGTATTCCTACTGAGGATAAACGTTCAATGGTTGCTATTAAAGTAGTTGACTTTATTGATAGTTCTAATCTTAATGGCGTAATTGTACCACATTTTGTACACTTACTTGCAGGTTCTGACTTTGACGTTGACGCGTTGTATGGGCAAACATTTGCACATTACTTTGACTTGTCAGGTAATCCAAAATTATATGGTTCATATGAAGCAGGAAAAGCAACTAACTTAAATAAGTTTGCTGAGTTTGTACAATACATGTCAAAAGATCCAGACTTAAAACCTTTAATCAAAAAAGAAATTAAGTCATTAATTGATAATCAGTCTTACAATGTAACTGAAAATGTTCTTGATGTTCTTTATCATGCTGGATTTGATGAATCTGACTTTAATGGAGCAATGAATTTTGCTGAACTTAAATCAGATTATGATAATCTTGCAATTGAGATTGAAGAGTTGATGGAAATCAGAGATGAGGCAAAAGAAGAGTTTGTTGATGCAATAAGAAGAAATGAAGTAGATCCTACAGATAGAACAGCATTGCAAGACAGACTTAATCTTGGTAAAGAGGTTGGAGAGTACAATGAAGAACTTGGTCAAAAGCGTAGTCAAAAGAATCAATATGGTAGAGAAGTAAGTAGAGCTAAACGCTTTACTTATGCTGGATTAAAGACAGCTGCCACACTACAAGTATTTAGCAAACTTGGATTGCCAGCAAATGCTCAAATGTTTGAAGCAAATCCAAACTATGCATTATCTGTTAGACCAATATTTCAAAACAAAAACTTACAAGCCAAACTTGACATTATGTCAAATGAAGCTGTTTATAAGTTCTTGTATAGAAATGAAAGATCATCAATTCAAAGATTTGAAGATATTGTAAATGCTTTTGGAATTGATCTTAAAGATTATTCTACAAAGTATAACATGTTTACTACGGATGCTGTAATTGCATCAAAGGTAGATACTTCTATGTTTAAAGATGGTATTGGTATTACAGCAAACATTAATAAGTTCTTAGCTCTTGCTTCTCAATATGGACTTGAACTTAAGTCTGACAAAGTTATTTGGGCATTTAAAAATGCAAACTTAGAACAAGTAAAATTAGATAAGTTTGGAACCTTGAATGCTGAAGATCAAAGAGTTATTGAAGTTATTGGTAACATCTTAGGTATGTTTGCAGATGGTGCTAAAAAACCTATTCCTGCAGCATTACAAATGAACGAGGTCAATGCTGGTGTAACACTTGCAATGATTGGCGTTGGTTTATCACCTGAGTTTGCAGTGGCTTTTAATTTTATTCCTGAAATTAGAAAAGCAGTGCAAGATGTACAAGCTGCTAAATACGCTATTAGTGAATCTATTTCAACTAACTATACGTACTTAAGTAAAGAGATTGGCAATCAAATTAAAAACATTACAGATAAAAATAAAGATGCTCTCAAAAACTTAATCAGTGCTGGTTTAATTGATCCAAAATCTAATCCTTATAAAATCATAATTAATAAGGAAAAACTTGTTATTGATTTTAAAGCAGGTCAACTTAATCCTGCTGGTATTGCAAACAATACTCTTAGAGTCAATGAGATTGGTTTTAATGTAACATCATTGATTGAAGTTACTGATAAAGCCACACCTGAAGAAAAAGCTACTAATAGAACTGAGTTTACTGATGATGAGCAAAAGATTATCTTGTTGCAATTATTTAAAGAACAAGCAAATCAAACTTATGATATAAGAAAAGCAGGAGCTATTATTGATTTGTTTAAGAAACTTAATCCTTCTTTTACAAACTTTGATAGATTACTTGCTAATGTTAGAACTCTCAATAGCGATGAAAGCATCTTCACTGAAGATTCAACTAAAAGAATTTTTGATGATAATCAAATTTGGCCAGAGTTATTAGCAGCAATTGAAGATTTAAATGATCAATCATCTAAGTTGTTCTTGGAAAGAACTGAATTCTTTTCTCCAATCAAGGCTGCTTTTGAATCTGTGTTTGTTGACAAAGCTAACATTGCAAAAATTATTACTAGTTATGTTGCGTTGAAACAATATCAACAGTTAATGCCTGGTAGTAGAAAAACAGGTACTGCAATGGATAGTCTTATTGAACAAGATGATAAAAACTTGACAGATACCTTTACACCAGAATATTGGTTTACAAACACATTACCTGAAGAGTTAGAAGAGTTACAAAAAAAATATCCAAACAATAAGTTTTTACAATTGCTTAGACCAGATATTTCTGATAACAAAGCATTTTTAAAAACTGGTGGTTATGTAAATGAAAGAAGTATCAAGATGATTAACAAATCAAAAATCTCTGGCAAACTAGCTGATGAGATTTCTGACGATGCTACATTTATTTTGAGAAATGAGAACATGTTTGCCAAAAAACTATTCTATCATGAATTAGCTAAAACAGGTCTTCAGTACAAGTCAGGTTCTTTCTTACAATATCTTGATCCAGGAATGATGATTCCTTTGTCTGGTTATATTCAAGACTTTATTCAAAAACTTGAGGAAACTAAAGGTAATCAATATAAGTTGATTGAAGCAATCAAGGAAGTAGTAGGTAAAGACGCTACTGAGAACGATGTTTATGATTTCTTTGATAATTTGTTTTTACAAATGGCATATGCAGCAACAAAAGAAGTTGGAAACAATAATATCAAAATTGCTGCAGGCTTTTCAACTTCACCTATGTCTAACATAATGAAGTCTTTAAATGTAGATCCTGAAGTAAAAGATGCTCAAAAGGCAGCTATTGTGAAGGATATCTTAGAAAGATTCTCTGGTCAGTCATTAGCTGGGGCCAAAACAATTAGACTTAAATCTAAAGAGGGTACAACTAATGTAGATGAAATTACATTTAATATGGATGTTCCTAAAGATATTGTTGGAGCTACTAAAGAAACAATGGATGAAATTGGCAAGAAGGTATCTATTACATTTGATAATTATACCAAGAAGTATAATTTCCCACTGATTGTTTCCATTGGCTATAATAAATATCTTTTAAATGGTATTGACAATGAAATAGCTGATCATAGTTTTGGCAAAAGTGTTATCAATTCTATTATTGGAAAAGGAGAATATGTTAATCAAGGATACACTGCGCGTTATACATTGATCCCTGACCAGCTTACAACAGGTAGTTTGAGTTCTATTGGTTTTACAAAAGAAGCAGCTAAATCTTATATGGATTATGTTTCTGGTAAGAAAAAATTAGAGTATCTTGCACCTGAAAAAAAGGTTGAGGCTAAACCAGTAACTGATGTAAAAGAAGTAACTGTAAAAACTCAATTGGAGATTGACATGGATAATCTAAATCTTACAGATGATGTTGTTAATGCATTGTATTCTGAAACTAGAAAATCCATGAGTATTGAAAACTTTAAACTTGCTGCTCAAAATGTAATTGCTAACTTAAGAGCAACAATGTCAAACAATGAAATTTTAGAAAAAATTAAGTGCTTATAATATGAACACATGTCCAAATCCAAATAGTCCTGAGTGGAAAGAACTAGTTGCTAAACTGGGAGAAGCTCAGGCTATGACAGCTTATACTTTAAATGGTAATAATACACCATCTGTTGAACAAGCAGAAGCTATTATAAACAAACTCAAGATTCAAGAAAAGGATGAACAAATTTCTAGATCATCAGATGAGTTTAAATTGCAAAGAGCTGTTCAGCAAAGAACATATTTAGAGCAACAAAAGTTTGATGCCAACTATAAACAAAAAGAAACAATTGACAAGTTAATTGCAATGAATGATGCTTATCAACAGTTTCTTAAGAGTAACATTGAACTTGCAAAAAATGGTCAACCAACAATTAAAACAATCAGTGTATCAAACTTTATTGGTTCTGCAGATTTTAATGTAGACCCACATGAATATGAGGCATTTAAATTGTTTGGTACATTTATGCACGAAGTATTGGAAATTGCTCAGCTTAAATCTCTTGAGCAAAATAAAGCAATTCACAATATTTTAGATGAGGATTTCTTTAAAGAAACCTATGATAATTATACTAAGAAAAATCCTTTCTTTATTGAAAACCTTGATGAAAAGGAAATGTTTGAAATGGCTAAGCAATTGGCAATGAATGTTTCAATTTTCAATGATAAAGGTTTTAAAATTTTACCTGAGATTACAGTAATGGGAACTACACGTAGTGGTTCTAAGGTACTTGGGCGTTTAGATTTACTTTTAATTGATAGTCAAGGTACTGTAAAAGTATTTGACTTTAAGACAAAGAAAGTGCAAAATCTTATGGAAACGCCTCCTGGTGGAAAACCTCAAGCAAATCCTGATTTAGCATTTTTAAATCTTGCACATAAATCATTTGCTGTATCAAATAAAGAAGGTACATCACCTGCATTTGGAAAACAAACAAGAACTGCATATGACACATGGACATTGCAATTGAAAGTTTATGAAAACATTTTGATGCAATCAGATATCGCAGTAAAGGATAGTTCTATTGTAGCATTGATGTATCAGACTGATGACAACAAAAAGTATTTGGGTTCAGATATTCATGTGTTTGAAGGAGATAACTATTACAGCTATGCTGCTGTTGTTTCATTACCAGGAGATGATGGAAGATGGAGAACTATTGATACAATGAATGCTGGTAAGTTGAAAGACTTACGAGATGTTGTTGATACAGAAATTCCAACATCAGAAGTAGAAGAAAAAGAAAAGACTGCTAAAAAAGCAAAGTCTTTAGAGTTTACTCCAAGAGAAGAAGATGACAAAGCATTGAGAGAAACACTTAAAAATGCTATTGATAATGAACTTAGTGAAACTTACAAACGTATTCAAGAATTAAAGAATGCTGATCCTGAAAAACAAAATCCTAGACTTCAAGAAATGCTTGAAGCCAGAACAAAAAGTTTACAGGACTTTAAAGCAATTACTTCTACTATACAAAATGCAACTTCTGAGAACTTAAATTATTCAAAAAATTTAGCACTTGCTATTGAAGCAACGGCTGCTGACTTTGAAAAATTAGCTAAACTTTCAGATGAGGCTATTGTAAATTTTAAATTGGATAGAAATTCATTGACTACAAAAGAAGGTCAACAAATTTCTGAAGCATACAAGAAATCAAAATCACTTACTGTAGTTCTTGATATTATCAAAGAGATTACAGATGAAGCAAGATCAAATCCTGAAAATAATATTACTGTAGATAGTAATATCATGAAGGTCATTTCTGGAATTGAAGCTGATAAAGAAAGAATTCAATCAAACTTTGCAAAAGCTGCAATGTATAATTCTATCAAAGTACTTCAATCAATTGGTGACAAAACATTCCAGGACGTTAACGCTGATCTTAAAGAAGCTGCTGAAGCAAAACTTATTATTCTAAAAGAACAATATGAAAAGCTTAAAAACGGTAAAGCTTTAGGTATTGGGCAAACTATCAAATCTTCTTTGTTAAGCTTTATGAGTAAAGACTACAAACAAAAATTGGCAGAGAGAATGGGTGAAGGTAGTGATGCTTTAATGTATGAATTAGAAAAGCTTGAAAAACAAATCATTACGCAACAAGCTATTATTGATGGTGGACTTAGTAGTGATTATGATTCTTTAGAAAGATACATTAGTGGTGTAACGGATTCTACAAGTGATTTATACTTGGGTTCTCCAACAGCATTTAATAGTAATAGTTGGTTGCAAAATATGATGCTTGACAAGTTTATAGCATCTGCATCCAACAGTGGTATTGAAATTTCAGCATTTACAATGATGTTGAAAAATGCAGAAGGTGTTGCTAGAATGAATGTTCAGAATGATTTAGCAGCTTTAAAGTTTGATCAAAAACGAGATAAGCTTTTACAAAGGATGACAGTTGAGCAAATCAATGCTAAGTTGTCAGAACGTAGAACATCCACTATTATAGACAAGGAAGGCAATCCTGTTGAAAAAAGTGAATTGTTCATGCTAAAACCATTCAGTGAAGAATATGAAAATACATATAGAGCATTCAGTCAAAAGATTAAACAACTTAACAAAGAGATAGAATCTGCAAAAGAAGTTTATAACTCAAGCATTAAGACGCCTGAAGAAGCTCAGAACAAACAAGCATTGCTTGACAAAATTGCTGAAAAACAAACAGAGCATAATAACTATATTAAGTGGATGATGGAAAACTGTCATCTTCCTTATAATAAGAAATTCTATGAACTTCAGTTAAATATTCCTTTAGAAATTAGAAACCAGATTCAAGAGAAGTATTTAGAAATTGAAGTTATTACACACCAAGTTGGTAAAGGTAATGAGGTTCTTCTTGAAGAACACGATTTTGATAGACTTGAAGAATTGGAAATTGAAATTCAAAAACTTAGATCTAGCATAAAGGAAACAAATCCTAAGTATGCTGAACTAATGGCTGAGTTTAATGATCTATTTGAGTTTGATGTTAATCAAGCATACTTTGATAGAATGGAATTCAATGCTAGAACAAAGTATGAAACAGAGTTTCCAGAAGAATGGGAGAAATGGAAAAAAAGAAATACTGTTACTAGACCTACTAGTGAGTGGTATGAAGAACTAACAGCTTTATATGAGGCACGTGCTGATTTGTTTGGCTCTGATCCTGAAATTAGTGATCTTATGCAACAAAGAAGAAATATTCTTTCTCCATACAAAATTGGTGGTAGAATTAAACCACAATACTTAAGTCAAATTGAAATTGATCAAATCAGTGAAATTGATGCTAGAATTGAAGACATCATTGAAGCTAAAAGTAAATCTGGTGGTACATTAACTGCTGATGAAAAAAGAGCATCAAGAGAGATTAGTGATGCAATCAAACGTATTGCTTCATTACAACTTAGTGAATCTTACAATGATGCTTTTGAAGTAAAAGTTAAATCTTTATTTGAGCACAAGAACTCAATTATTAGTGCTGAGACTAAACTTGCAGAAGCAAGAACTAAAGGTGATAAAAAAGCTATTGACGAAGCAGAGGAAGAATTGATCTTTGAGGAAACTCAATTTGGTATTCAAGAGGCTGCTTTTGAGAAATGGTATAATATGCACCATGAAAACAAGTATCAAAGTATTTTAACAGGTTATGACATTAGAAACAATAGAGTTCCTAAAAGTTACAACTATGAGAAGATGCCTGCACCTGCTGTTAAAGAACAGTACATGGAAACAGTACCTCATCCAAAATATAAAATCAAACGATTAAAAGAGTCTTCTAAAAACCCAGACTTTTTGAAATCTCCAGATGGTATTCCAATGCCAAAAGCAATTACAAAGAATGCAGATGGTAATTATGTTATTGATCCAGCTTATCAGAACTCTTCAAACATTAATAGCAAATATGCAGACTTAATGAATGACCAAGAATTGTTTTCATTCTATAATGACACAATGAAAATGTTCTTTAATTTACAATCAAAAGTAGAGGGACGTAAGATTGGATACATGGTCCCTGGTTATGCAGCATCTACAATTGAGAACTTAAAAGGTAAAGGTTTAAGTCAAGCTGTCAAGGATGAGTTTGAAAAATTTGTAGATAAAAATGTAAGACAGGTAGGTAGTATTGACAAAATAGAAAACACTTTTGGTGAACAAGGTGCTAGATTAAGACACAGATTTACAGAGCAGTTGCCTGAAAACATGCAAACTCAAGATGCTATTGGTGCAGTAATTAAATATGCCACTGAAGCTCATTATAATATTGCAATGCAAGAGGTTGCTCCTCAAGCAGATATGTATATTGAACACCTTGAATACATGGCTGAACAACTTCAAAAGAAAGTTCAACAAGGTAAACCTTTGACTGTAAAAGATGAAGCTACTGGAAAAGATGTTAAAATTGACATCTCTAAAAGATTAGCTCAATTAAATAATGTAATTGAGATATTACAGTTTGAACGTAAAAAGTTTTTATTTGGACAAACTGAAACTAATGAACAAGTAAGTAAAGCTCTTATTAAGAGAATGAATGCAATTTTTGCATATACAAGTTTAATTAGAATTGGTTTTGATACTGTAAACCAGACTAAAAATTATATTTCTGGTAACGTTCAAGCATTCATTGCTGCTGGAGGATTGGATAGTGATAAATACACTAGAGAAGATTTCATGTGGGCAAAAGCTAAGGTGTATGGTTATAATGGATTCTTGCATCAATATTTTGCAGACTGGGGTCGCGTGAGTGACGTTGGTCAAGATACAATGCTTTACCGTTTCTTTAACCCTGCACAAAAAGACTTTATCAAATATGTTTCTGAAATTTCAGGAAACAAAGGTCGTAGACTTGCAGGCAAAGCTACAAATTTCCAGGAACTTGGATTCATGATGCAAGACAAAGGTGATACTGAAATTGCAGTTACTGTAATGTATGCTGTAATGAATCACCATAAGTTTAGAGTTATTGAAAAACATGATGCTGAAGGTAATCCAATTTATCAGAAAGATGAACAAGGTAATGATGTATATGTACCTGTACATGAGATCTATATCAAAGATAAAGATGGAATGCTTACAAGAAGAAAAGACGTAGAGTACACTCAACAAGATGAAAACAGAATTAGAAACATTATCTATTCTGAAATGAGAAGAGCTCAAGGTAACTACGCAAAAGCAGATCAAACTAAGTTTGAAGAAAACATTATTGGTAAAATGGTATTCTTTTTTAGAAAATATCTTGTGCCTCAATTACTTAACAGATTTGGTTACTTACGTCCAAACTGGGAAGGATCTGAAGCAGCCATGGGATACTGGAGAGCATTATGGTTAGCTAAAAATGCATATGGTGCTAAAGAGATAGGAAAACACTTATTACTTGGAAGCAAGCGTATGAGTAAAAATACTGACAACAAAATGGGTCAATTCTTAACTAGAAAGGTTGGCCAAGCAAGAAGAGACATGATTGCAATGTTGATTTTAGCAGTTCTTGGAAGAATGGCTCTTATGTATGTACGTAAAAAAGATGATGATGATGAAGAGTTAGGCATGCTTGAAGGAAACGCAATTAGAGTTCTTTGGGGTGTGAAAGGTGAAACATTATCAATGTGGCCTGTAGGAGCTGGTGGAGATGAGTATATTAAAAATTTTACTACTGCCACAACGTATCTAAGAGAGTTACAAACGGCTAAGAAGTTTGCATCACATGCTTGGAACTATGGTCTTGCAATGACTTTAAATGGTGGAGAAGAACCTGATCCTGCTTATGACAGCGAATTCTACCAAGAAATCTGGAAAGATGCCTTTTATTCACGCAAGTATGGAGCATATGAAAAAGGTGACGCTAAGATTGGTAAAGATCTTATGGACCTAACAGGTTTGAAAAACTTCAGAAATACCATAAATCCTAACTACATCATTGATCAGATGAAAGGTAAACAATAAAAATAAGGGCTGGTTAATGTACTGGCCCTTTTAAATTCTGGAACAATTTTATAGAAATCTCTAGAATATTTGTTATATTATAATAGAGGACCCACTTCCAATTTGTAGGGTCAAATCTGTACAAGATTGAACATTATTAACATATTTTAAATAAAACATTATGGCATCAAAATTTTTAGTGCCTTTACAGCTCCCTGAATTATCTACTGGAACATTTAGTAACCCAGCAGCAGGTTTTGTTAAGGTCTACGTTAAAAACGGCTGGCTTGCTAAGCTAGACGCTTCAGGTACTATTTCTGATCTTGTATTAGATAGGACCTTATCAACTTTTTCTGTGGCTGCAACAGCGGCTGCTGTAACTAGTGCTGACTCAGTAATTATTGCTTTTAACAAGATTCAGAAGAGTTTAAACTCTATCAATCTTACAGGTGCAGTAACTGGTAGTGCTTCTTATGTATCAGGTGCTCTGACAATTTCAACTACGGTCAGTGCTAATAGTGTTACATTAGGTACTCATACTGTAGGAGATTATGTTGCAGCTGTTGAAGCTGAAGCAAATGCTGGTATTGAAGTTTCAAATTCTGGTGGAGAAGGTTCAGCTCCAAGAGTTGCTTTAAAAAACTATCAAAATCTTAGTGATAATACTATTCCAATTTGGGATGGTGGACAAGGACAATTGTCTGACTCACCAATCCAATTTAACGGTACAGATATTATCATTAATGCAAACTTTGTAGTAAACGGAACTACCACAACTGTAAACACAGAAACTGTTCTTCTTGCTGATAACATTATCACACTTAACAGTAACTATACTGGATCTAATCCAACTGAAAATGCAGGTATTGAAGTAGAAAGAGGAACATTGGCTAATGTATCTTTACGTTGGAATGAAACTACTGATAGATGGGAATTGACTAGAAATGGTACAACATTCTATAATATTACAACTTCTGAAGATTCTCCAAATGTTGTAGCTGGTGACGGGATTGATGTTTCAATTGTAGGTAATCAAGTAACTGTATCACACGAAGATACATCTACTGCAATTTCAACTAATAATGGTGGAACAGAATATGTTCAAAATGTTACGGTTGATGGTTTTGGTCACGTTACTGCATTGTCTTCAGCAGCACTTAAATTTGTTGCTCCTGTTGGAGATGGAATTAACACTGTATTCCAAGTAAATCATGGTAAAGGTGAGTTTGTAATTGCACAAGTTTTTGAAACAAATAATCCTGGTGCTCAAGTTGATTGCGATATCTTAAATCTTGATGCAAACTCAATTGAATTGATATTTGCTATCAGACCTCAACCAGGTGAATACACAGTGGTTATTATCTAAGGATATTTTTTAAACCAAAAATGTCTTATGACATAAACTTATCAATACATGAGTCGTAGAGTAGAAACAGATTTGTTAATAAGAGGAATGCTGTCAGTACACAACCTCCCTCAGTTGGGGGTTGTGGCTGACAAATTTTTAGTTTATGACGGATCATCAAAAGAAGTAAAATTTAGAAGTGCTCTTCAGATGTTATCTGATTTAGGAGCAGCGTCATCTAGTATTGGTATTGATGATGTTTTAGCAAATGATAATGTAACCAGTCTCACCCTAACACTAGGAGGTCTTTCAGTTAATGGTGCTGTAGCCTTTCCAAGTCTTAGTTCTGGTATATTAAAAGTTGACGCAAATGGTAATGTCTATTCTGATGCATCATCAATTGTTGATGTAACAGATTATGACTATGATATTGTAGGTACAAGAAATAGTATTAACACTGTATTTTTACTTAGATATCCATTTGTTCAGGATACAACAAGAGTTTATATAAATGGTATTAGACAAACACTAGGTGCTGGATATGATTATGATGAAATAGCTCCAAATAGAATTCAATTTCAAACACCTCCTGATGCTAATGATTTATTGACTGTTGATTACAAAATCACCATTCCATAACAAAAAAATAATTAGATAAGATATGTCAATAACTCTAGTTAGAAAAGCTCAGATTAGACCTCTGAACATTTCAAGAAGTGATATAAATACTACAACAACTGGTTCAGCATTAATTACAAAAATTATTGTTGGAACAGGTCTTACGTTGTCTTCTACTGGAGTGGATGCAGGAACTGGTGATGCTACAATTGGATTAAGTATTGCTTCTGCATCAACAATTGGTGGTGTTAAAATTGGTTCTGGTTTAACAGTTGCTGTTGATGGTACAATTAGTGTAAATTCTATTTCTGTAACATGGGGTTCTATAACAGGATCTTTATCAAGTCAAACAGATTTACAAACTGCGTTAAACGCAAAATACAATAATCCTACAGGAACAACTTCGCAATACATTGATGGTACTGGTGCATTGCAAACATTTCCATCAGCGTTAGCTACTGGTTATGTTAGACATGAAGTAAAAGCGCAAGTTGCAATAAATAAAGGACAAGCTGTATATGTTGTAACAGCTGATGGTACAAATATGATTGTTGGTTTAGCATCTAATGATGCTGAAACTACTTCTAGTAAAACGATGGGTTTACTTGCAGCAACAGTTGCCATTAATGGAAAAGCAGATGTTGTTACAGAAGGTCTTTTAGCAGGATTAAATACTTCAACTGCAACAATTGGTGATCCTGTGTGGTTAGGAACTAATGGTAATTTGTTATATGGTTTAGCAAATAAACCTTATGCTCCTGCCCATTTGGTATTTTTAGGAATAGTAACAAGAGTTAATAACAGTAATGGTGAAATATTTGTCAAAGTTCAAAATGGTTTTGAATTAGATGAATTACATGATGTTCGTATTTCTGGTGCAACAACTGGTCAGTTATTAAGAAAAGATTCTGATGGACTTTGGAAAAACTGGACTGCAAACTATATTACAGCAGCTGCTCTTGTTGGATATGCAACTGAAGCGTATGTAAACAGTGCTATCACAACACTGGTAAACTCAGCTCCAGCAACATTAGATACATTAAATGAATTAGCTGCAGCATTAGGAAATGATGCAAACTTTTCTACTACAATAAGTACAGCTTTAGGAAATAGACTTCGTGTTGATATTGGAACACAAGGTTTAACAAGTACTCAACAAGGTTATGGTAGAACAAATTTAGGACTTGGTTCTTTGGCCGTCCTTAGTTCTATTGGTAATTCTTATATTACAGATTTAGCATGGACCAAATTAACAGGAGTTCCAACAACTATTGCTGGTTATGGAATCACTGACAGTTTAATATACGCAACAAGTACATATTCAAATCCATCATGGATTAGTTCATTGGCTTGGTCAAAAATTACTGGTGCTCCTGCATTTATTACATCTTACACTGAAACAGATACATTAGCAACTGTTACAGCCAGAGGTGCTGCAACTTCAACAGGTGTGGCATTTAATGGAGGTGCTACCGCTTCAAATTTACGTTTGAATGGTGCACCAATTTCATCAGAAGCTAGTTTATCATTAGGTGCTCATAATACAGATGAAGGTGGTCAGTTAGTTTTAAACAAAGCAACTTCATATAATTTTGCAGGTCATATTGATGTATGGCGTGATATATTAAGATTCCTTTATGGGACAGATACTGCAACTGCTGGAGTTGCAATGTCAATAAACTTATCTACCAAGCAATTTGTATTACCTGCTTATACAGCATCCAACTCATTCACAGGTACTGCAGTTGGTCACTTAGCATTTGATGCTTCAGGTAATATTATTACAGTCGCTGTACCAAGTGGTGCAGTTTCATCTGTAAATGCAGGTACTGGTGTTTCTGTAAATGCTACAACAGGAGCTGTAACAGTTTCAATTGGTCAGTCAGTTGCTACATCAGCAACTCCATCTTTTGACAAAGTATTTTTAACAAACAATGGTAATGGTACAAACTTAAAAGTTGGTGATGATGTTTGGATTGGTGATGTCAACCAAAGTAATACTTTAGGTGTTGTTGGTCAACAAGATAGTACTTCTGGTTATATTTCATTTGGTTCTGATTGGACTACAAAATTAGGTAGAACGGGTACTGGTGATTTAACTTGGGGAGGAAATAGAATATGGACTGCTGCTAATTTAACAAACTTAAATCAATTAACAAATGGTCCTGGATACATTACAGGAATTACTTCTGCTAATGTTGTAGCAGCACTTGGTTATACACCATATAATGCTACAAATCCAAATGGATATATAACCTCATCTTCATTAAGTTCTTATTTGCCACTTGCTGGCGGAACAATGACAGGTAACATTAACTGGGGACAAACTGATCGTGGTTTGACTTGGGGAATGAATACTGATGGAGCTTATATTAAATTTTACAATACAGGTGATGGTGATACTGATTCTAGATTAGAATATGCTACTTCTGACAATGGTGATGAATATCATCGTTGGGTCATTGGTGGTGTTGAAAGAATGAATCTAAAAACAGAAGGTCTTAGTGTAAATGGAATTATTTACTCAACAAGTTATGGAGATTCTACACAGTGGAATACTGCATATAGTTGGGGAAACCATGCTGGATTATACGCATCAATTACTCACACACATACATTTGCATCATTAACTTCTAAGCCAACTACTTTAGCTGGTTACGGAATTACAGATGCTGCTACATCTGCACAAGGTACAAAAGCTGATACAGCATATTCTTGGGGAAATCATGCTTCTGCAGGTTATTTGACTTCTGTAACAAATATTTCAGGTTACTCTGGAACATTACAAAGAGAAGATAACAGAACTATTTCACCAAGTGAATTGGCAGCAGGTCAATTGAAGTTTGGATTTACTTCATGGACTAATGACAACAATTCACCATATGCAGATTTCATACACATGCGTTCATATACTGACGCAAGTGGTGGTTCTGATAATCTTGTCATGTTCAAGAAGAGTGGTATTGGAATGAGAATCTGGCAACAGACTTGGGGATCAGCAACTGCTTACTCATCTTATGTTGATGTTTGGACAACTGGTAATTTTACACAGACAAACGTCAATAACTGGACAACTGCATATGGATGGGGTAATCATGCTTCACAAGGATATATTACATCTGCAGCATTAGTTAATTACTGGGACGTAACTTCTCCAAACCCTGTACATGTTGTTTCAACAGATATTGTTTTTGAAGCTGTAAACGTAACTTTTTTAAATGATATTACAGTACAGGGGCATATTAATGAAACATCTTCTTTAAGATACAAAGAAAACATTGTTAATCTTGGTTCAGTTTCTGATAAAGTTGCTCAATTAAGACCTGTACAATATAATAAGATTGGATCTACAACTTCAGAAATAGGACTTATTGCTGAAGAAGTGGCTGAAATTTTCCCTGAGTTTGTAAACTACAATGCTAAAGGACAAGTAGAGTCACTAAACTATACAAGATTGTCTGTGCTTTTATTACAGACTGTTAAAGAATTATCAGATAAAATCAATAAATTAGAAACAAAATAATATGGCTACTTTATTACTTGGTACAACAGTAGGTGGTTATGCTGCCATACACGCTGGGAACATTGCGTCACAATCAGTAAACTACGCAAGTTCTGCAGGGTCAGTTGCTTGGGCTAATGTTTCAGGTAGACCTACTGCTTTGTCACAATTTACAAATGACTTGGGTAACTATGGTGGATTCTTAACATCTGCTTCTTTATCAGGTTATGCAACTCAATCTTGGGTATCTGCACAAGGATACTTGTCAGGTTCATATATTCCTGCAGGAGGTGCTTGGTCTGCTGACTTTGCATCAAATGGTTTTACTAGACAAACTGGTGTTTCTTATTCAGGAGGTGAGTGGGTTATTCTTACTAATAATGCACAAATATCAACCTTGATTGATGGTTCTTATTTTGCTGGAGAAAGTGGTGGGTTTTATTCTTTAAACAGTTCAAGTTACTACTCTTCTAGGAAAGGATTTTACAATGATGGAACATACGCTAATTTTAATACTTCATTATATGTTAATGGAGATATTTTAATGAGCTATGCATTCTATCCAGGATACAACAATGGATCTGCTGGTAATCAAGGTTCATATTATTTTTATGGTAATACTAGCAATTCTGGTATCAGAACAAATGGAAATTTGTTAGTAAATAATGATATTTATCTTGGCACTAGAGGCCAATGGCTTTCAACATACTTAAATCAAAATGTCAGAACAGATAGTAATCCTTCATTTAACAGTGTATACTTGGGAGGTTCTCAGGTAACGTCTTCTATGGTTAATGGATTATCAAATATGTTAGGAGTTACAACTCTTCCATATTCTTGTGACATTATTGTTAATGGCGATCCTAATACTTTCTATGCTGTACAATTTTGGGGAGGTGATCAAGATGTTTGGAGAAGAATCATCATTAAACGTGGATATGGAGAACAAGCTCCTTGGGATCCAATTGGAACAGGTGTTCACCATGGAGGTCTTCTTTTAGATTGGGAAGGTAACTTTGGTGGCTGGGGTGGAGCAGAATATGCTGACCGTATCAGAGTATTTAATGAATCATACACAAATGTATGTGCTGACATGTTCATATATAGCCATTCAATGGGTTATGTGTTCATGCTTAGAGGTGGTGGTGCTATCTATCATTTATTCTCTGACCAAGCAATTAATGGCTTTTATCAATCTGGTTCTCCTGATATTTTATATAATACTAGCACTTTATCATATGATGATAACTGGTCTGGTACAAATGTATATGATGTATATGCACCAGCTCCATTAAGTCTAAGTCAAGTAAACAGTTCACGTATTGATGGTTTGAGAACTAAAAAACAATCTTTACTTGATGGTAGATATTTAAGACAAGGCGTTGATATTGGAAGTATCACAAACATTTCTGCCACAAATTTTATGGCATCAAATGCTTTCTATTTAAATGGTACTTCATACTATTTAAATTCAACTAATGGGGGTATTTACACCAATGCTAGATTTGAATCTGCAAGTACAATTTATGCTTCAGGTGGTAATTCATCTCAATGGAATACTGCTTACGGATGGGGCAATCATGCATCAGCTGGATATGTACCTGGTAGCAGAACAATAACAATTAACGGTACTGCTTATGACTTGTCAGCAAATAGATCATGGACTGTAAGTGGATCTGACTCAACAAAACTTCCTTTAGCGGGAGGTACAATGTCAGGCAGATTAACACTTTTTAGTATTAGTGGCGTTAACCAAACTGTACCAAATGATTATGGTGCATATTTGCACTTAGGTGCTTGGGGTGTAGGTAGAACAGATCCATCTGCAGTTTTAGTAAATACTGCTTATAGAGCAGATTATGCTGATTCACTTTTTGACATGAATATATCTAGATTTACAAACAACTCTGGATATGTTACTTCTTCAGGAAGTGTTGCTTATGCAACAAGTTCTACAAGATTGTATGCATCTGATGGTACATATGTATATGGAGGAGCTAATCCTTATTATTTATACATGAACTATGATGGAGGTAGCTATTGGGAACTTAAAGTATCACCTGCTACTCCTGGAACAGTTCGTGTGGCTTATGCAAATACAGCTGGTTCAGCAACATCTTCTAGTTATTTAACTGGTGGAGATAGTGCTGCTTACATGCTATTATATAACTCACTTTCAGGAGATTTAAATACATATAATTCTCCTGGATTATACAGTGCTGAGTATATTGGTTCTACAAATAGGCCTTTTGCACAAGGTGGACATTTCATACAAATTTCAGATGCTGGAGGTACAGATGTTAAAACACAATGGTATTATGGTTCTGCTGGAACAGACATTGCAATGCGTATAATGTGGGGGAATGGAGCCTGGAAATCATGGAGAACATTAATTACTGATTCAAATATAGGTTCTCAGTCTGTATCATATTCAACTCAAGTAGGAATTAATTATAACAACGATTCTAACTCAACATATCAACTTCTTTGGGGTTCTGGCAATAGTGTTTATGGAACAAGTGGTGTTTATGTAAATCCATACTCTGATGTTATATATGCAAGAGGAGGTTTTATTAGTCCTGGTAATGCTTGGGGTACAGCAGACTCTGCATTTTTTCCTAATGGTATTACAACAGCAGGTGGGGATAACTGGATTTATGGTCATACATATATTGGAAATGCTCCAGGTAATGGGAATGGTCATGAGTTTTGGGCAGATGGTAATCAACGTTCAACAGGTCATCATTATTTAGATGCAAACTATGGTCAAACTATTGTAGGTAGATATTCTTCTACAAGATATCAGGGTGTTTGGGCAATGGGTGATTCTTATAAACTACCTATGGATGGATCTAGTACAGGATCATTATATGGTCTTGCATGGTCACATCCTAATGCAGGAGGTGTAGCAAGTAACTTGAATACTCACGGTCTTCTTGTAATGGAGAATGGTACATTCTTAGCTGCAATTTCTGGTTCAATTAGAGCTAGAGATGATGTACGTGCTCCTGCTATTTATGATTCTGGTTCTCGTGTAGCTATTTCAAGAGGTGAAGGTAGAAACTATGTTGATTATTCAAGATATGTTTACAATAATGGTGCTTATTCAGGATCTGGATGGATTGAACCATCTGACTTAGGTGTTAGATATGCTAATTCTGCTAATTATGCTAATTCTGCTGGTAGTGCTGGCTCTTCTTCAAATGCAGATAGATTATACCCTTTTGGAGCATGTTACAATGATACTCATCCTGGGTATGGTTTGAGAGCTTGGTATGATTGGGCATATTGTGGTAGTTACAAAAATGGTATTACATTAGGTTCGCATCCAAGTGATCAATCATATGGTTGGCAGTTATGGCAAAACATGTGGGATGATAGAACTTACACTAGACGTTATAACGGTGGATGGCAGTCTACTAGAACATTAATGAATCATCAAGATGATCCATATGCTGCAAACATGAATCAGTATGTAAGAACATCTGATGGTCCTACTTTTACAGATGTATATAATAATAGCTGGTTTAGAAATAATTCTAATAACACTGGTCTTTATAACCAAACAAATGGAAATCATTTTTATTCAAATGGTTCTGGAAGTTGGGGTATTACAGGTAGTGGTGGCAATGTTGAACTTCAATTTAGAAGTAACCACCAAACTACAGTAAGAGGATATGTATATGGAGATACTTCTTCTAATTTTGGTTTATTAAATGATCAAGGTGGATGGTCTGTTCGTTGTTATTCTGGTTCTGGTTATGGAGGAGCTTTATCTGGTTCTTGGACGGCTTCTGGTGACTTAATTGCATACTCTGATGAACGTGTTAAAACAAATATTTCTACTATAGAAAACGCTTTAGAAAAAGTATTAGCGTTAAGAGGCGTTACATATGAACGTACAGATAGTGAGGATCGTTCTCAGAAAGTTGGTGTAATTGCTCAAGAAATTCAAAAGATCTTACCTCAAGTTGTACATGAACAAGACAATGGAATGTTAGGTGTATCTTATGGTAATATTGTAGGAGTTCTAATTGAAGCTATCAAAGAGCAACAAAAAGAAATTGAAGAGTTAAAAACTAAAGTAAACTAATATGCCAATAGGAAGTGGTTCAGTTTCAGCAACAGGTATAAATATGGAATTAGGCAGATCGTCTAATTCTAACCTGTCTATTGATACAGCAGAAAATGGAGGATATGGTGCTATAAATACTTGTAGTCCATCATATCCTAGTGCATCAAATCCTGCATCATTTAGTGAATGGAGAAACTACAATCATAGTTACGCTTGTTGTTATACTCCCGCTATTACTTCATTAAGTAATGTAACATCTTCAAGTGTAGATGTGTATTGGGTAGGTTTGACAAACTGTTCAGCATCTCATATTGAGTATAGTACAAATCAAGTAAACTGGACATCAACTTCTGGAGGATGTACATCACCTAGAACTGTTAGTGGACTAGCTTCTAGTACAACATATTATTTTAGAATAAGAATTACTTGTACTTCAACTGGTGGTTATTCTGGATATTCCAACACAATGTCTGCTACAACATCTGGTAGTTACCCTGCATACGGGACTTATTTGTCACAATATTGTTCAGGTTGCACACTTTACTATAGATATGCAAATGGTTCTGGTGGATCATATGATGTATCTCAAGGATGTTCTACAGTTTGTGGAGGATGTTGTTGTGCACCAGCATATGGGACTTATTTATCAGCATCATGTTCTGGTTGTGACTATTATGGATATTATGCAGATGGTTGTTATGGTTCATATGCATCACTTATACAAGCTAATTCACCATCATGTGGATGTGGTGGTAATGTAGATTGTTACGAAGGATACGCAATGGAAGGAGATTATGAATACACGCCTTGTGGTGGAAGAAGACCTGTTTATGGAACTTCTTGGTCTTGGGGAGAATATCAAGGATGTATTGACTTTAGTATGGGAAACTTTGGTGTATATCACAATAATGAAGGTTGTCTTGCTGTAATGTAAAATAAAAAAAAACAATTTATGACAAATTTAAATTCATATACTATTGAAAATCACCAATATAGATTGGGAGATTTATACATGTTTGCAAATGAAGAACTTAAAATTGAATCTATTATAAGTGTAAATGATTCAGTATTTTTCTTTTGTAGTAAAACTAATGGGAATTTTGGAATTAAAGTAGGTCCAGTGACAACTGTTCAATCTACAATCATGCCTATATATTGCATGGTATTTCATAACAGAGTAAAACTCACAATATCAACAACCTAATAACTTGGTATTTCTGAGAAAAATTAGTATATTTAAATGTAGAACTCAACTAAAAAATTATAAAAAATGGCACTAAAAATCACATCTGAAATTGGTACAGATCAAGGAATTACCAATGAAGCTTATGTTAGAATTGTAAACTACAACTTTAACAAAGCAGGTCAAGCAAACTTTGCTTTACAATTATTTAACTCTGAGGCTGCAGCTACTGCTTCTCCTTTTATTAATGCACCTGTAGCAGGAGGTTCTTCTGTTGCACGTAACGCACAAATTGGAGATACTTTTACTGTTGCTTTAACTAAAGAAGTACCTACTACATACACTGTACAAAAAAGTGTACCTACAGAAGTAGAAGTTACTGAAGAAGTAATTACTCCTGGAGCAGAAGGTCAAGAACCTACAACTGAACTTGTTACTAAGAAAGTTATTCAGTCTATTTTGACAGACGTTGAAGAAACAACTGTAAAAATTGTACCTGATTTATCTTCTTTAGAAGGAGTAGATATCTTTACTTTTGGCTATGAAAAGTTAAAAGCTAGATTAGAGGAAATCTTTGGTGAAGGAAACGTTGTAAACTGTTAACACATGGCAGCTAAGAAAGGCGGGGCTATGAACTCTGTAGTGCACAAAGTAAAGCCCAAAGTAAGAAGACCAGGTGTTCATGCAAAAACTAAACAGTCAAGCATCAAGACATCTAAAAATTATGTAAAACCATACAGAGGACAAGGCAGATAAGTTTGTTTCTTTAGTATAATTTTATATCTTTGTAAAAAGCTTTTTAATTAAAAATCAACTTATGGCAGAATCAAAAAAAATCAAATTCAATGTTGCTGAGATCTTAACATTGGATGCTGAGTTAAATGGTACTGAAAAGTTCAAAGGTTTGTTGTCACAAAAACTTTCCTTGCCAACTAAATACCAATTAACTAAGATTGCAAAAATCACAGGTGAAGAAAAAGCAATCTTTGAAAAACTTCGCTTAGAAGTAATGAAGGAAATTCAAGAACCTGATGAAAATGGAATGATCAATATTCCTGAAGTAGAAACAATCAAAGGAGAAAATGGAGAACCAGACAGAGTTCAATTACATCCTAACTACATCAAATTCAGAGAGCAATTAGAAGAGTTGTTTGTGCAAGAAAAAGAACTTGAACAACCAAATATTAAAATTGAAGACTTTTCTGATTTAGAAACTGAAGGAAACTTTCCTGCATTTTTTAAACTATTAGGTTTATAAATTTTTTAACTTAAGTAATTAAAAGGGCCCTGATTATTCAAGGCCCTTTTTTTGTTGCTTATTAAATTTGACAATGTAATTGTAAACTGTTTTGTCTGTTACACCTACTTCTGCCGCAGCTTTTGTTTTATTCCCATTATGTTTTAAAAGAGCTTTTTTAATTAAGTCTTCTTTTAATTCAGGCAAGGTCATAATCCAAAAGCTTTAATAGTTTTCTCAAAAGGTCTACCTGGTAAGTCTTTTACAAGAAGCAGCATGTGCTGCGCAAGTTCTCTAATTTCTTTTTGGGCATGTTCTGAATCACGCAATTTTAAGAAATGATAAAAACTTCTCCAGTTAAACATCACGTCCATAGTTATTTGCGAATTCATTGTTTTGAAAAAACGCGCTGATTCTTTAGCCCTCTTACGACCAAGAACAGGTGTAAGATCTTTTAGACAATTGTGATATAAATAATTTGATATCTCAGTGAAGTCTTTCAATACAGTTGACCAATTATCAGCTTTAACTTTCCAAGACAATTCATCTTCTGAATATTCATCATGTAAATATAAATCTTCAGATAATGGAAGATCTTTCCAGTCTTCGGGAATATAAGTCTTATCTTCTTTCAACTCTTTGTAGCGTGCTGACTCACCATTGATTGAAACACCTATACGATGCTTTAAAAGATGAATATGAGTAGCTTGATCTACAGTAACTAAGAAATGCAGTGATGATTTTTCAAAAGGAGTATGATGTCCTTCTTTAGCAAGCATTTCAAGTAATTTGTCAACTCTTTCTAACTTATCTTCTGACAAGTCTCTGGAAGTACTGGTCCATGCTGATTGTGCATGAACCAAGTCTGTTCCATAGTATCCTAAAAGTTCTACTTTATTTTTCATTAGAATGTAAAAATTTGTGGTGGTTTGTTGTAATGTTCTTGATATAACTGAATTTCCTCTTGATCAATAAAATTTACCATGTCAGAAATCTGTTCAATTGTGAAACTTGTATCAGTTACATCCCCGTCTTCTGTAGTCCCCATTATAAGAGCATGCCCAAACAATGGTTGTACAGGAAACAGATCAATAAAGAATGCGCCAGGTATATCTTCAGTGTTTTTCAAAAGACCTTCATCATCTACATAAATGATTTCATTTGTTGGTTCTTCTGTTTGAGGATAAACTGTAGCAATAATATCACACTCAAGTGATTTGTAAAAGTCACTGAGCTGTGGATTTTCAAATTCCACAGACTCAATGCATTTGTTTTTCGCGTCAATGCGTATAGCTTTCATAAATTTTTAATTAAGGTCCAAAATAGTGATACCCTGATTCCACATCATCATCATTTCCTTCTGCAATATTATAACATATTCCAGCAAGTGTTGAATTTGTGTTTTTATTTTTGTCATCCTTCTTAATAAAATATCTTGAAGTTTGCATGTAAGTATAGTCAGCAGATTCTTCAAAAGAAGCGACATACTTTTTAGTAGCTGTAAACACATCATCCCATGTGTATTCAGGATACTCTTTAAAGAACCATACAAATGCTGCAACAAGTTCTTTAGGATTAGTACGAAAAGCTAATGTAGTACCAGCTTTTTTACCAGCAGGAAATAATTGATTGTATTGAACAATCTTATCATCCCATTCTGCTAGTGCAATTGGATTTTTCTTAGCTCTCTTGGCTTTGTTCAGAATGTGTTCACACTCTTTCAAAAGGTGTTCCCCTGCCAGGGTAATTTTGTAAACTTCATTTACACCTGTAAATTCTTTTACAAGATGTCCAGTAGTTTCAAGACGGTATTGTTCTGTCTTAAAATTTACATAGGACGGATACATGTAATTATTAAAAGTGCAATGAAGTACAAACAATCCATTAGGGCTTACCTTGTTTTTGACTAGATAATCATATAGATCCTTCATGTAAATTGGTTTTTAAAATTCAAAGTTAAGAATTAGAGGTCGCAAATTGCGACCACTAACTCAAATAAATTATCCTGCACATGATTCACAAGAAAGAATATCTCTTGCAAATTCTTGTGCTGCGTTTTGTCCTAACTGGTAATACAAAGTTTTGATTCCCAGTTCATGAGCTTTTAACAACAAAGTATTGATATCTTTAGTAGGAGTTTGGGGGTGAATCATCAAGTTCAAACTTTGACCCTGGTCAATGTATTTTTGACGAGTTGAAGCTTGAATAATAATTTCCATCTGAGAAATTTCCATAAAAGTTCTGAATACAAGTTTTTCATCTTCTGATAAAAAGGACAAGTGTTGAACACTTCCTGCCTTTTGTAAAATTGATTCCCATACTTCCATAGTATCTTTACCTTTTTCAGCAAGAAGTTCTTTAAGATAAGGATTCTTTACAGCATGCTTAACTTTTGCTGTCTTTTTGATGTAGTAGTTACTTGTATATGGTTCAATACTTTGTGACTGTTGACCCATGATGAAAGAAGAAGATGTGTTAGGAGCCACAGCTGTCAATGTTGTGTGACGTCTTCCATATCCTTTTAAAACTTCAGGCTCACCATATTTCTCAGCCATTTCAGCTGACGCAGCCCAAGCTTGATCTTGAATTGTTTTAAAGATCAAGTTATTTGTCATTTTTGCTTCCATAGACTCAAAAGGAATCATTTTACTTTGCAAGTATGAGTGATATCCTGATGCTCCTATTCCAATAGCTCTATGTCTTTTGGCAAAACGTATTGCGCGTTCAATGAAAGGTTTGTTTGAATAAGCTTGAATAAATTCTTCTAGTACAGCATCTGCAATATAAACAGCAATTCTAACAGCATCTGTGTCTTTCCACTCATCAAACTTGACAAGGTTCATTCCAACAAGATCACACACAAATGATTCTTCTTCAGTAGAAGGAAGTAAAATTTCAGTACACATGTTAGAAGAATTGATGCGGGCTTCTGTATCTGTATATACATCAACAGTATTGTTATTAACGTTGTCAGAAAAGAAAATATAAGGGAATCCTGTTCTGTTTCTACTGTCAATTACCATTGCCCAAAGTTCACGCTTGTCCATATCACCAGCTTTCATTTCTTCAAGCCATTTGTCATTTACACAAACTCCAAAAGGAAAACGCTGTAGTTTATGCCCTTCACCATTGATTCTCAAAAAATCTTTAATATCACCATGAGTAATATCTAGATACGCAGCAAACTCACCGCGTCTTACATTACCTTGAGAAATTACATTTTTTGTAACATCAAACATTTGCATAAAATGTACAGCTCCATGAGTTTCACCACCAGTTGAAATTGCTGTACCTGCTGGACGCAAATCGCCAAAATAACCAGAAGTTCCTCCTCCAATTTTGCAAAGCATGCCTACTTCAGCATTAGCTTTTACAATAGACTCAATACTATCACTAATGTGGGTGTTAAAACATGAGATACCAGAACCACGTCCAGTTCCTACATTGCTCCAAACAGGAGATGGTAATACATAGTATCCTTTTTCAATGTAGTCTTTGACTTTTTCTGTTAATGTTTTGTCATTGTAAGTTTTGCCAACTAGATTAGCAATTGATTCAATTCTATCTTCAATAGATTCGTTGTTGTGAAAATACCCTCTTCCCATAAATTCTTCACTGAGGGGGGTGTACCAGTCCATTTTTGTTGCCATGTTAAAATAAGTCTTTACTTGTTATAGATTTTTGAAATTTAGTGTAGTTAGTTCCTTGAGTATTAAAGAAGTCATTGCGTACATATCCATAGATTGCTTCAATCATCCAGTATAGTTCGCCTAATACTTCTTGATCAATCTCAAATAGTTCTTTGCCACCAATGGCAACTAATGATGAGTTAAACCTAGATTTGATAAACTCAATAACAGCTTCTTTAGAAACACTGTCAATGGTCCCTTCTTCAAAAATCCAGTCAATAATTTTTACTTCAGCATCAAAAGCTTTTTTACAAGCCCTGTAAATCTTGTCATAAAAATCTTGGTCAAACCATTCAGGATACTCTTTTTTAATTAAATTGATTACATGCATTCCTAACTGTGCGTGAATAATCTCTTCTTTCATTGTTGCTTCAATCACGGTATCAACCTCTTTAAGCATGTTTTTCTTTTCAATAAAAGATTTAACAATTGCAAATTGACTAAATAATGAAACATTTTCAATAAACATTGAGAACAATGCCAAGTTAAGAGTGTAAACTTGTTTTGCGTTTTCACCAGAGTTCTTTAAATACTTTGTAAGATAATCAACTCTTCCTCCAATAACAGGATTCTGCAGTAACATATCAAACTCATTGTTTAAACCAAGTACTTCTAGTAATTTTGAGTAAGCTTCAGAATGGACAACTTCATTTTCTGCAAATGTAATTCCAACTGAATTAAATTCTGGCTTAGGAATATGATCACCAAGTTTTGCCCAGAATGTCTTCACAGATACTTCAATCTGTGAGATGGCTAATAAAGTACGCTTGATTGCTTCCTTTTCAGCATTTGTGAGTTTGTGTTTAAAGTCAAATGCATCAGAGTCAAAGTTAAACTCTTCTACATCCCAGCGACTGTGTTTAATGGCATCTCTGAATTTGATAATTTCAGGATACTCATAGGGCTTGAATGCCACACGTTTGTCAAAAATACCCATGGTTGTTTATATTAATTGTTAATTTTTAAAAGGTAAAATACTGATACACAGTACGTTATTGGCAAAAAAACCTGGCAAAGTTTTAAAGCTTTCCAGGTTGAATGAATGATTCTTATAGGAAGAACCACTCAAATAATATACAAATTCTAGCTGTCATTGCCAAGACAATTAGAAGCAATTTTGTCAAAATCAAAAAAGTTCATAGGGAGAACAAAGATCATGAATTTATTTTTAAAGACAAAGAAATTATAGCAGTTTATTTTTGGAGTTTAGAGATAATTGACTATATTATATATGAGAGAGGTAGGAGTATAATTTATTGTTTTATAAACTTATATTCTTACAAAAATGGAAAAAAATAGAGGGTCTTATCCTAAAGAAGAGGTTATTAGCATACTTAAAGAGTGGGCTAGTCCTGTTCTTATTGGCATTGTAGGCATGTTACTCTGGAGAGATGTGACGGAAATGCGCAATGACGTTAAACTTTTACTTACCCAACAAAGCGCTGACAGAGTTAAAATTGAACAGCTAGAAGATGATGTAAAGATTCTTAAAAACTATGTTTTTACACAATCACAACCATCAGATCCAAATTCTGGTAATTCACCACAAAACACAAAAGAGAGACAAACGGCCATCTACAAAGATGAGGAATATGAGTTAGTACCTGTTCCTAAAAAAAGAAAATAATAAATCATGAGAAAATATCTTACATCATTAAGAAAGTGGATACATGAACTCACCAAAGATGAAAGAGGTGCAGTTTCTGTAAAACCTGTGATTGCTATTATAGGTGCTTTGTTTTTGTGTGTAACGATGACAATCAGTGCTATGAAACCTGATTTTAAACCTTCAGCTGATTTAATCAATGCAGTAATGGTGATTACAGCAATAGGTATGGGAGCTGACACTTTTGATAAATTCTCTTACAAGAAACCAGATAAAAAGGAACCTGACCCAGAAGTCTAACAAAAAAAAATAAAACCAATGAGCCAACGAATTTATTTAATAGTTATTGCAGTACTAGTTTTCATAATTCTTTTACAGCGATCATGTACACCTTCAGGTAATATTACTGGTCTAAAACCAGGTAAAGCTGAAGTTGTTTATGATACAATTTGGAAAACAGTCACTAAAACAGAAACAAAACGTGTACCTTTAATTCTGAGAGACACTACTTTTCTACCTGGTGACAGTGTTTTTGTTCCAGACACAAATTATGACAAACTTAAAATTCAATATGAACTTTTAGCAAAGAACTATGGAACAAGAAATATATATCGTGATTCAGTACAACTGGATACTCTTGGATTTATTGTTGTAACAGATACTATTCAATACAACAACATTAAGACTAGGTTATATAAGCACAATTATAAGTTACCAACTGTTGTAGCTACAGTGCTTCCTCAACCACGCAGGCAATTGTATATAGGAGGTGGAATTTCTATAGACAATGGTCTTGGGTTATCTAATTTACAAACTGGTTTACTTTACAAAAACAAAAAAGATCAGATATATGGATTGCATACTGGGATTTCTCAGAACTTGCAACCATATTTTGGCTTTTCAATGTACTGGAAAATTAAACTTAAAAAAGATTAACCATGAATATTAAACAAGTTGAGTTCCCAACAAGTCAATACTTTCAAGAACAGCATCCTAAAAAACAAATCTTTTTACATCACACTGCAGGTAACGCAAGTGGTGAACAGGTATTTGCAGGATGGTCCTCTAATTCAGAAAGAATTGCAACATGTGTAGCCATTTCTGGTAAGGGAAAAAATACAGTTGATGGTCAAATTGTTCAGGGATACAGTTCTAAATTCTGGGCTTACCATCTAGGATTAAAGCAAGAGATTTTTACAAAACATGGCGTTAAGTACCAAAGCCTTGATAAGATATCAATTGGTATTGAGATTTGCAACTGGGGCCAACTTACTTTAAAAGACGGCAAGTTTTACAATTATGTCAATAGAGAAGTACCTGCAGATGAGGTTTGTACATTGGAAAAACCCTATAAAGGATACAAGTATTTTCACAATTATACAGATGCTCAAATTGCAAGTGTAAAAGAATTATTGCTCTTATGGAAGGAAACTTATCAAATTCCCTTATCTTATAATGAAGACATTTGGGACATTACTCCAAGAGCTCTTAAAGGTGAAGCGGGTATTTACACACATAACTCTGTAAGAAAAGACAAAGTTGATATATATCCACACCCAAAAATGATAGAGATGCTGAAAAGCTTATCTTAAAATATTAAAAAAAGCTATACTTCAATAGTTTAGTTGGTTTCTTCTTCTGTAGAAAGTCCCCCTTTTCAGGGGGATTTTCGTTTTAAACCAGTTCTACAATATCATCAGCATCAACAATTGTATACTTGTTAGGCATAGTCTCATTATGGTTAATGAAGTTTAGCATAATTGTCAGTTCAGCAATCTGAGAATAATCCAATACTTTACCAGTCTTTTCTTCCCATTTGATTCTATAACCATTTCCTGTATTAAATACAGTCATTATTATTTCATCTTGAACATGATCAGACCAGGTACTACTTTTAGACCTTCTCATAACATAGAGGTCTTCATCTGCAGGAACATGAATTGTATATTCTACATTATGTCCTTCAGGATCTAACACTAAATAAAGTTTGTTTTTGTCAAGCATAGCTTTTGGATTTAAAAGAATCCTTCAGTGTGAGCAGGAAAGTCTTCTTCTTCTAGTGGAGGAATAAGATTAAATGTTTCACAGAATTCTTTGGTTTTGGTAATTAATTCTTGTAATGTGCCTGTGTTGTCAATTGTGATTTCAAAATCATAATTGTCAAGCGATGTTTCTGATGGATGATCTCCTGTGTCAGAATTTCTATTAATTCTAACAAGAAGTCCTCCTTTTTGTTTTACAGCTTCTGCTTCATTTGGAAAACGCACATCTGTAATTAACCATCTGCTTGTATTGTTATACGTTGCAAATGTGGCGTTAACCCAAGTGTTTGTATGTAATCCGTTGCGCATAGCTTCAGTTCCAAGTTTTTGTAAAAACTCACGTACACTCATCATCTCTAAAAACGTAATGTCTTTAAAAGGTTCAACAGCGTTAAGAGGACTAGATGTTGTGGGTGTTGCCCATTCTTCACCTAAAAGTGATTTCTTAAATTCTTGGTCTTCAAATTTGTAAACAGGTATTCCTGTGAGTAATGAAGCAACTTCTTTTAATTTGCCAGCAAATTTCTTTACTGTCCATTCTGTTTTAATAACATTTGGATTTGGCATTTTTAAATAGTGCTCAATTGTAGCGTCAGTCAAGTAAGGAGTGCTTACAATAATCTTAATTAGCTCAGCAAAAGTATCTTTTCCTGAACCAATCTTTCCTGATATTCCTATCAGTCTTACTGGTTGTTTTCTTTTTTCCATTCTCTTAGTCTGGTTATTAAACTGGGTTTTGAAATGTCAAGTCTGTACCTCATTCTCAAATACCTTCTGAGAAGTCGTACTCTGTTTAATGATGTGTTTCTGTTTTTGACTTTTAAATAAGCCTCTTTGATAATGTCTATCATTTGTTTATAGTTTATGGTTTACTGTAAACAATAGAACAGGGGTTTTTAGGCCCCTGTCTTTTGTCATTAACAATTAAAATGGAGTAATTTCAAAAATTTCCTCCTCAGTTTTGACTTCATAAACTGAAGGTTCTGCTTCTACTATAGAAATTGCTTCAGTTTCTTCATCAAAGGTGTGCTCAAGTCCAAGCATATTTGCAAAAACTTCATGAACAGCTACTTGATCATCCATCCATGTAGACGGATGAGAATCTTTTAGTGAAAGTGTTATGTGATTATATAACGCCCAAGCACTATCAGAGTCAACTTTGTACTCAAAACTTGGTTTTTCCAACTCAGTACGAATTTGATTGAGCTGCATTGTGTTCAAAATTTTCTTTTTGAAAAACAATTCACCTAACAAATCATGTTGAGCAGTAGATGTAAGAAGTACATCTTTCATCTTATCCTTATGTTCAACAAGGTTTTCCCAGTATAATTCTGAGTCTTTAATAAACTCGCCAATTTTACCTTCAGCTAACAAGTCAGCAGCACCTTTATGTACGCGTTTGTACGCACCAAATTTGTTATTGTTAAGCATCATACCATTGTTGCAAACTTTTACAAGTCCACCAAGGTTGAAACGAAACGCATATTGCTTGTTGTAAGAGTTTAAAAAGTTGGCAGACAACTCAATGTCTGGATCAGCTTTATAATTCATCCTGAAGGTTCCTACGGCTACCTGAGCATCATTTGAACAACGATACTCTTCACCTGTAATGATGAAACCAGCATTTGTGATTTCAGAACGCACTCTATTGATCACATTACTGTGAGCAATTGGCGTGTATGTGTCAGTTTTTGCAGGTAATCCTGCACCAATCATTTTGGAATACGCTTGCATTCCGCTCATTGTTCTTTTCATATTAAAAGAGAGATAATTGTGTTAATTGCATATGTGGAGGAAGAACATCAGATGTTTTTTCTATCTTTTTAATCTCTTCATAGATCTTATCTAGATAAAACTTTTCATCTACCTTGTATTCTTCCCATGGTTTGTCTTCAAATTTATTGAAGATTGTTTGAAGAGCTTTTCCACTCTCCAGTTGGATTTCCCTGCCATCTGGGTTGCACTTGATAATTTTAATTCCATTCTCAGAAATATAGTAACGCACTAACTTTTGAAGTTTGTTTGTTACATATTCACCATTTTTGAATCCTCTTTCTTCAAAATACCAGTCACCTCTAAGTTTTGCACCAACGCAATAATCATAGATGTTGCGGTTTTCTTTTAAGAATTCTGCTGGATCTTTTCCTTTAACAAAATAAGCATACCAAGCTTTAGGAACAATCAGTAAAGATTTGTTCTTATGTAGTGCTAATTCATCAAACTCAAAACGTCCTTTACACTTTGTTTTACCATCTTTGTATATTGCAATGTAGTTATTTACATCACCAATAATCATTTTCTGGTATTCAACAGTTTCAAGTTGTAATTGAGTTAATGCTTCCCACTCTTTGCATATGTCATAAAACTTAGATTCATGTTCCTCATCTACAAGAAATTCAAGACCATCCGTATTTTGCATCAATGGAATTGCACCAGGAATTCTAGTTGCAATCATCTCATACAGCATACTAAGAAGTAATTGTCCATTCACAGTAATTCTGAATGTAAACTCAGGATCATATAGGAAAGAATACTTGTTCTTACTTAAACCATAAGTTGAGTTAAGAATAATCTTAAATAAGTAGTTTAGTGGAGAAGATTTTGGGTACTTCTTACGCTCTTCAAAGAACCACTCATACAGTTCACAGAACTCTTCTTTTGGTAAATGAGCAGGGGACCAGTTGTTTTTAATTGCTAAATTTGGATAAAATGAAGTAACGTCAGCACTCAGAATCTTTTTTCCAGGTGTAGCTTCATATATACCAGATTTAATACAACCATGTAGTCCACCCAATCCATAATCTGTAGGCGTGTTTTTGAAATTCATCCTATATTTAGGACCCGCTTCTTCTTTTTCAGTGTTTATTGATGTATCAACAACTAGACTTTTGAACCAGTTGTGTACAGCTTTAAACTCAGGAGTTTGAAATTCAACAAAAGGTAAAATGATATCTCTTACAGTAACAAAAGGACGTTCTGTCTTCATTATTTTAATATCATTTTTGTTTCTTCCTAACTTATCACTCAAGAAGTGTAAGAACATTTCTTTACTTATGCGAGGTTCACTTGCACTGTGCAAAGAAAGGTTATATGTGGCACTCAGTTCAGCTCTAAGGTTGATCTGACTTGCCATTACTTGCTCTCCTTTTGGATTCTTTAGTATAAAGATTTCTTTTGTTGAGAGTACGTCATTGATACAGTAGTTAACAACCATATCCAGTGTTTCTTGATCTTCTACTGGTTGATTATGTGGATGAGGCATCTCTTCTACATTAAACCAATCCATAGAAAACTGAACCCATTTTAGAGAAGTACGTTTTGCATTACTGTCCCAATGGTTCAGCTTAAATATATCTACACATGGAATAGTAAGCTTAAATTCTGGATAATCAAGGAATTCACCCCTGTTAGACTTGTCAATAATAGTTTTTACATAAGCATAAATTCTTGCTGCAAATTCTTCACCCTGAAGACCAGAGTAAAAATCTAAGTTCTCAAGAATATGTTCAGTAATCTGCGCGTCAAACGCTAAGTTATTGTAACCAAAATGCCAATCTCTATTTTGCTGATTTTCAAGTAAAAATCTAATAAACTCATAAGTATCATTGCGTTGTTTACCAATCACAAAGATGTGTTGTTCATCAGAATCATAAGACCTAAAAACAGCAACAAAACAATTGATAATGGTTTCATAGTCCATTATCCAGAATTTTCGCTGTCTAGTCATTAATTTTCTGTTTCAGGATTACTTAAATCAATTGGTTCATTAATGATGTTCAATGCTTCATGATCAGAGTTCAAAGCAAACATTTGAATAAAGCGTTCAATGTCACTCTTCTTATCAATGTAGTACTCATAGTATGTTTCCATAATCCTACGTTCTTCAACATACTGCTGTCCTTCTGCACCACGCAAAGGAATTACTTGACCTTTGTCTGTTAACTTTGGAAGCATTTGTGGTTTGTCTTTTTTGTCCTTGCTAATTACAGCAAGTACACGTGTGTTTGGATCATAGATCACCTCATTAAAAGGACACTCCATTGATAATGGTAACATGCGGAAGCTTTTGCGTCCATACCAGTCTGTGCTGTACACAAACATACATTTTGTTTCTTTTTGCATTTTTGGTTTTTATTAATTTAGTTTATAAATTCTAATCCTTGTGGGCATTCTACTGTGAATGTTTCTTTTTCAAAGTTAACACGGTCACATAGTTCTCCCACACTTCTCATAAAATCTTCTTCTACTCCAAGAATTTCAGCATATTGCTTAAAATACTTTGCTGGAAATATAAAAGACTCAATGTACACCCATTCTGGCGTGTGTATACCGTAATAGTCAGCTAATATCTTCTTTGTGTGTGAAGACATTTTAGAATACTTACCACTCAAAAATGAATCAAAATCTTCACTTACTGAGTTAAAATCAAAGATATATACAATCTGGTTATTGTCAAGGGGTACACACATGTCTAACATCTTATGTGTTATCAAATACTCTCTCTCAAATGTTTTCCATTTTTCATCATCTGTATTCTCATAAACACAAATTAGTTTTCTAGAAGACTTGTTATAAGCACTGCCAGCCCAGCTCAAATAAGTTTGAACTGGACGTGGGTGCTTGTCTTTTTTGAAACCTAGTAGTGGATACAAAAATGTAAATGACTTTTGGAAATACTTGTCGTATATCTTAGATATCATAATACTACTTCATTGTTGACTAAAAATTCGTAAGGTAATTCAAATGACTTGTTTTCAAAGTGAAAGTTAGCTCTCAGAATCATTTCATCTGCTTTTACTAACCACTCTTTCATTGTATTATCAGATACTCTAATTGGTGCAATTTGCATGTACGGATCTACTACAACAAATCTGAATGTGATTTTGTAATCAGCATATTCAGGCTTGCTTAAGTAAACATGCTCAACCATTTTGTAATAAATGGCAGCTTGCATCCAGTAACGATAATACTCTATACTATCTTTAAAAGAACCAATGTCTTTTGAAGTCTTCTTTAAATCATTTACTCTGATTTCTTTATTGGCGCTGTCAAAAACAAGATTATCAATAAATCCTCTTAATCCAAACAAGAATTTTTCATCAAACATTGCAAGTTCAATTTCATTTTGTTTAGTAACACCATTAAAGCTATCACCAAAGAATCCCATTACATCCATAACAACAGGTTTGCTTTTGATTTTCTCAACTACAGATTTTGCAAAATCATAAGTATCTTGATCAATAACAGTTCTGCCAACAGATTTTTTCATGTATTCCCAATAGGCAACATGATCTTCAGTAATAATTTTATCTAGACGTTGTGCATCAGTTTTCAATGTCTGATACAAATTCATGTCAGATAAAATATCAATGATAGCACCTGAAAATTCATGTAAATCTTCACGCTTATCACCATCATTTTTTAATTCTTTGTAATGAGCAAACAAAGTTTGTAATAATTTTTTAGGATTATCACTTGGGGTACTGACTGAGCTTAAAACAAACTCGTCATCAAAACCTTCAGGTTTTAATAATAGACAGTGGATAAGTTTACCTTCTACCATGTTTTTATCTTCTGTGTCATCACGTTGACCTAAAACATAGTGATTGTAAAACAAAGCAGGGCTGAATAATAACTTATTCAATCCTGAATACGACAATAAAAAAGGTTTTGAAAAAAACTCTTCTTCTTTTTGCATGCGTTCTGCAAATGCAACATCTGATGTGAATTTAGCTACTGCCATTTTTTTTAACATTTACAATTTTCCATATCTCTTGCAAAATACCTACCTAGAATATTTCCGTTATATGTGTTTTCTTTCAGCACATCATTTTTTACTTGATGTGAAAGTTCACAATAATTCAAATACTTTTTAGTACAGCATAATTCCAAGATTTCCCTTTTAAAATTTTCAGGTCCAAGTCTAGCAACATCAGATTTTAAATCAACTGATGAACCATAATAAGTCATCCAATCTGATTCTTTCACAACTTGTTTGAATACTTTTCTTGTACCTGTTTCAGTCTTCTCCTTTTTGGAGATTTTAGTCTTACGCTTGTGGTAAAGACTTTTTTGTCCAATATAAAACTTACCAGTTTTTAAATTGGTAATCTTATATATGAACCCTATGACTTCCTCATGATTAGGAATATCATCAACTTTTGTTACCTTTTTCTTAAGGTAGGTCCAATTTGTCATAAATAAAGTGTGTGAGTCAACAAAAATAAGAAATTATTAATCAACTGACTGCATATCAGCATACTTTTCTACAGCGTTTGTCAATTTTGGGACAAATTCAAGCATTGCTTTTTGTACACCATGGATTTTTACTACATCAGCAATATCTTTTTCCAATGGTAAATAACAAAAAGGAAGCTTATACTTTTCTTCATAAGCTTTCATTGCTTTTATACCTGCCTCATCACTATCAAATATGGTTACAACAGCATCATATATCTCTTTAAATTCAAAGATAACGTCTTCTTGTAACAAACTGTTTTCACTATCAGGAGCCACAACATCAACATTCAGTTTCATACTCTTAATTGCCAGGCAATCTTTCAAGGATGAAGCTATGATTAATATTGGTTTGTTCTCTAACTGCTGATAGCCTTGTATGTAATCACAGATTTTAATAAACTTCTTTTCTTTATTCTTAGGTTGGTAGATTTTGTAAAGAATACCTTCTCTTGTAAAATAACCATATACATGTTTACTTACAATGGTAAACTCATCTTCAACCTTGTTGTCATGAGTGACTTTTTGCATGACGTATCTGTCCAAAGGCACAACATAATACTTGTTTAACAATTCGCTGTCAATATTGTATTGTGACCAGAATTCAGCATCATTCTTGGTCCAGCCTCTTGTCTTCCATCTATCAACTTTCCATTTAGAATGTTGAACTATTTTTGTTTCGCAGATCTTACCTGTTCTTATATAGTCAGAATAATCTTTAATGATTCTCTGAGAAGCTTCAAAAAAGTTAACATTCCATACGTGCATCATTAAATCAACAGGACCACCTGCTTTTCCAGTAGAAAAACATTTATATTTATATGACGCAGTTTCTTCATTGTAATAAATATACATTGAAGGAGTTTTGTCATTAATATTAAATAGACTATTGATTCTAACGCTTTGACCTGTAAGACTTTGAGATAGACCAAGATAGTTTTCAAAGATCCATTTTGCAGGAACTTCATTTACGTCATCAATAAAAGATTTGGATGAAAACATATCTTACAAAAATAAATAAAAAAGGGGTGAGATGTTATTCCCACCCCTCAATTAAGATGAAATAATAATTAAGAAGGCAAGTTCAAAGTAGCTGGTGCAGTACCACCTTCTGCAAATGTATTATTTGCAATTGGAGTTGCAGCATTAAGATTGAACATGTCATTAGCAGGAATACCTGCAGCTTGACCGCCAAATTCTGTCACAGTTTGTGCTGGTTCTTCTACTTTCACAATGATGTGTTTAGCAGCGTTGTAAGGCAACAAGTTTACAGGATTACCTTCTGCATCTTCCAATGCTGAGTAAGGTAATAACTTACCTTCTTGCTTAGGGAAGAATAAACGGTAATTAGCTCTGTCATAACCTTCAGTAAAATACTCTTGACCAGCAACAGTAAACTGAGCCCATAAACCTGGAGCTGTGATAAATTTACGAACTGCATCAACATACTCTTCAATTGTTGCAGCTTGAATACCATTTCCAGCATTCATTGCATCAAATACACCAAGTTGTTTTGCAAGATTGTTAATCCAGCGGAACATTTGCTCATCACGTGAAATATCACGTCCTTCATAAACATAGTCACTGAATGGATAGCGTCCAGAGCGAACATTACCAATTTGTCCTTTGTAGTTTCCTAGAGAAGGATTCATTTTGTCAATTGGCAAACCAACAAACTCTGGTCCGCGATCAGGACCTTCAAGAGTCAATACAATAAAGTAAGCCTCTTTCTTGTAAGAAGGTGCGTCAAGTTTGACATCTACAACACGACATAAGTGTGTTCCTGGGTTGATAATTTTAGGTACGTTGTTACCTGCGTTTGGATTGAAATCACTAGATTTAAACATAATTATTGATTTTTAATTGTTTACTTTTTTAAATTGTTAGTCTATAAATACTTTGTCCCATGAGGTTGTGACAGAACCATCTTCATTAACTTCAGAAATTACAATTTCTGCATTACGCAAATGCTCAGGACGAGCACCACATGCAATCTCATCTGTAGTTTTGAAACTCAAAATGTTTTGATTACCCTTGCGATACAAATATCCAATAGCATCTGAATTTGAAGTTGTGATACGTTTAAGCTTACCTGTTAAGTCAAGGTCTAGTGCATTAAATTCTGCACCATTCTTTTCTAATAATGTGTCTTTAATGTGACCTACAAGAATAACATGTGGAGCCAATTGTTTGATGTAATCAACAATTTTCTCAAAAGCTTGACGCAACCATGGATATCCTGCACCATTTGGCATATTCAGAATTGATCCATACTCTAGTTTACCTTTTGTAAACCATGATTTACCCATAGCACTTTTAGAATATAATTCTTCAGCATAAGGAATACACATTTCTTCTAGTGCTGTGATTGTATCTACAGCAATAAATTTGTATGGTTTACCTGCTGCGATGATTGCCTGTCCAATCTTAGCAATATCAGCTACGCTGGCTGCTTTGATTTTCATTGCATCAACATAATCAGTACCATTTTCAAGGTCAATGATTAAACAGTTATCAAGCTGTGCCAATAAAGTTGTTTTACCAACTTTAGGTTTGCTGAAGATAATCATGTTCTTTGGACTTTTTGTGGTTGCCTTCACAATCTTTGTGGGAAGCACCAACTCATTTGTTGTTTCTGCCATTACTTGTTTTTAGAAATTAATTGATTTAACCATTTTTTGTTAGACATTGGCACATTTTGTATCATACAATACAAATCTCGTATTGTCAATGATGTATAGTGATTGTCTTCTTTTTCTGCAAAAGCCTCGTCAAAAGACTGTTCATTAAATGGATCTTCTAAGTTGTTAAACAAAGTGTCATTTGCACTATTGAATAATCCAGGAGCTGTTTCTTTAGAAGAAAGCGTAGGAACAATAGCTGTAATGTCACTTTTATTTACAATCTCAAGATCGCTTAACCTAACTGCAAAAGTTGAAGTAGGTAGTTTGTCAGATGGAACCTCAACGTATTTTTCAGGTTCACTTTTCCAATGTGGATTATTTTTCAACTTGTACAAAGTCCTGTGATTAGGCGTAAAATAATACTGGTCCCAATCAAACAACTCTGTATAGTAGTCATTACCACTATTGAGTTCACTAGGAAAAAATCTTACACATGCTTCTCGTGTACCATCAGTACTAAATTCTTTACCCATATAGCAAAGTTTAGCACCAAAAGTTGGAGCATCAAGTTTTAGATCTTTAAATAGAGGTTGCCAAAATGTTTTGTACTCAGCTGTAATCTCTGAGATGTGTCTTTTAGGTTTTTCTGTTGCGTTACTCATTACGTTTGCGTTTTAAATTATTAAGTTGTTTTCTTTGGTTTCATTCTAGGTGGAGTTGCTTCTTCAAGCCCCATTATTTTATAATTTGCGTAGTACCACTGTACACTCACATCACCAAAACGGTTCTTTAACACATGTAATGCTAAATAATTTTCCATTGATGGGTCAATAATGTACTGATGTGGGCCATACAAACTGATATTGTACTTGGCAGGTCTGTTCATGGCAATCATTACATCTGCACATTGCAGTAATGAGTCACTACCAAAAACATCAGCTTCTGTTGGATAGTTTGATAACTTTCCAGGAATCTGACGTTCAGCATTGTCAATGTCACGATTTAACTGTGTTAGTACAATAAAAATAACAGGATACCTATTTTTGATCATTGTCATCATTGTTGCCAACTTTTCTAAAGTTTGCTGCTTGTTTGTTTCAGAAGCACCTTGTTTGATTAGAAGAGTGTGGTCCAACGTAACAACAAATGGTTTTTTGGTTTCATGATAAAACTTCTCAATAATTTCTTGCATTTGAGCAACATTAGTAGCAGTATCAACTACATACTCTTGTCTATCAACTTGTTTGCTTGCATACTCAGCCAATCTTTTAAAATCAACTTCTGACAAAGGTGGTAATCCATCATCTTGTGCAGACTGAATATACCTCACATTTAAGTTAGAAGCATTGGACAATTCTCTAATTGCCATGTTTCTACCAAGCATTTCAAATTGAAAATGTAAAACAGAGAAATCTTGTTCAGGATTAAGTCTTTGCAAATCTCTAGTAATAGAAGATGCAAAAAGTGTTTTACCAACACCAGGTCTAGCACCCAC